GGAGCATAGGTTACAAATTTATCACCACCATAAGTAACGTCCATATTTTTTAGATAACATTTACCAATCTTATTGATGTAATTATTTGGTCCATTTATGTGCATATACTCAATTGAAAATACATCGGGTATTGACATCCTTCTTGTACTACCCGTCATTGTAAGGGTTGGGGACATCCCCTCTTTAAATTCTTGTACAATTTTATGAACGATTTGTGTTTCATTATATGACTTGGGAATGAATACAAAGGTGAAAGAAAATTCTCTTCTACCAACACCCCGGAACATAATTTCTGTTCTAGGTGTCATAATTTCTCCACTCTCAATTGCGACCAAATCTTTCAGACCGGGTATTGCCTTGTCAACCGTAGCAATACCCAGTTTGACCAAACCTGATCCCGCCGTACCAGCAGCGTCGTAAAAAGAATCTGAGCTCAATGTTCCGTCCTGATAATCCTTGAACAATCCATGGAGCGCCTCGCCCATTACACCAATTTCAGACTGATTATAATCCATAGAATATTTTACATTAACTGCTGGGGGCATGTATAGTCCAATAAAGGTTCCCATTCTTTTGATATTTCTACGTTGCAACATAAGAGAATTACTTGAACCACCCGCGTTAGCACCACCTCTTTGGTTCCTGTGGTGAAATAGGTCATCAGCTGCTTGTTGTGATCTTGCGGTGGCAGTCTTATCTACAATATTGTCTCCAAACTCTACTTTCATAATATCATCAACTTTTGGTACTTCGCTTCTAATAGGTTTAATTTTTCCACCTATAACAGAATGTCGAGCGAAAAGTATATAGCTTGATTGATGAACATTAGAACCAATATCTTCGGGATATAGTAGAATTTTACTTGGAGCCACAATGAGATCGACGGCGACGGGCGGCGATGTTAGCGGTTTACCAGTAATTTTTGAATATTTGACTGGCGCTCGCTGGTCAACTGCATTAGGGCCTAGCTTCTTTAATCCATTCTTCATACTGCCATATTTGCCCTTAAGGGAACCTACCATACCTAAATATCCTTATACTGTAGTGGAACTATTTATAACACATGTCATACAAAGGTCGATACACACCAACCAAACCCGAAAAATATAAGGGTAATCCACAGAACATAGTTTATCGTTCTCTCTGGGAACGTAAGTTTATGGTATACTGTGACAACAGTACATCCATAATTGAATGGGGTAGTGAAGAGATCATTATACCCTATTTATCACCCAAGGATGGGCGTATGCACAGATACTTTCCAGATTTCTACATTAAAGTCAAGCAGGCTGATGGTCAGATTAAGAAGATGATAATTGAAGTTAAACCAAAGATACAGTGTAAACCACCCAAAGAACCAAAGAGGCGTACCAGGCGATGGATGAATGAGGTTATTACCTATGGTGTGAACGATGCTAAGTGGCGATATGCAACAGAATGGTGTGCAGATAATGGTATGGAATTCAAGATTTTAACTGAAGATCATCTTGGGATTTCGTATAAATAGGTATATGGCAAGAGCACCAAGTAAATATATGCAAGCAGTTAAAGATGAGGCGAAAGGTCGCCCAAAGTCAACTGCATGGTATAGAGAGAAAATTAAAGAATTCGGTACACCCGGCACACTTGATCTTATACGAGATGGCAAAAGAAACAATAAACCATTCTATGGTAAATTGAATATGTTCATGTATGATCCTAAGTTCAAGAAAAAACTACCATACTATGACACGTTTCCGTTGGTATTACCATTAGAAATGTATTCAGATGGGTTTCTGGGCATCAACTTACACTATCTACCAATTCCCCTGAGAATTAAGCTGCTTGATCGTTTGGTAGATTATTCTAACAATACCGCATTTGATGAGTCAACCAAACTTATAGTTGATTATAGTAAGTTGAAAAGAGTGAAATTAATCAAACCAACCATACACAAATACCTAGCAGGACAGACCAAATCACAGTTTCGTAGAATTGATGCAGATGAATTTACAATTGCAACTCTCCTACCTGTGCAGAGGTTCAAGAAGTCATCTGCATCAGAGGTATGGGCAGATTCGAGGGCAATGATCTAATGGCAACACTAGCAAGTTTTGTAGAACCAAAGGCAGCTACAAAATTATCAGATTTTGTAGCAGAGTACAACACTAACAGTTCATATGCACTCCCAAGTCAGTACGAGGTTATGATTACATCTCCAGCCAGCGACTCGCGATTGAACAGGAAAGTTGGTCTTCGGTGTGAATCCATCGACTTACCCGGCCGGGGACTCAATACATCAACAGATGCTAACATGTACGGTATTGCACCAGAAATCGTTGATGGTATCACATTTGGTGGTACACTCTCAATGACCTTCCAATCAAGTGCTGACCTAGAGGAAAGAATATTCTTTGAATCTTGGCAAGAGAGGGCGTGGAATAGGAAAACGTGGAATGTTGGTTACTACAAAGATTACGTTGAAGAAATGCAAATATATATACTTGATAGAAATGGTAATCGACGTTATGGAATTCAAATGTTTGAGTGTTTTCCAAAAGAAATTGGTCCATCAAGTCTAAGTTATGGTAGTGGTAGTGAAATCATAAAGATACCTATCACCATGCAATATAAGTATTGGGATACTCTTGATACAAATAGACAAATACCAATTGGAGATGTCTTCATACTTGATCCCCAAACCAGAACTGGTGAAGTATCCCTAGACCGAAACCAGCTTGATGAAGGATAATAAAGAACCAAAGAAATTGAACTGATTATAATAAAGGATGATAAAATTATGGCGTTACCTAAACTAAAAACTTCTGAATATATACTAACACTACCATCAACACAGGAGGAAATTAAATTCAGGCCATTCTTGGTCAGAGAACAAAAGATTTTGATGATTGCCCAAGAATCCGAGGATGAAAAAGAAATTGCTGATGCTATGTCAACGATGGTATCAAACTGCACCTTTGGTGTTTTGGATAGTAACACCTACCCAATGTTTGATATTGAATATGTCTTTTTACAACTACGATCAAAATCCGCTGGTGCTAAAGTAAAAATTAATGTTATGTGTCCTGATGATAACGTAACTATGGTTGAGGTTGAAGTTGACTTAGACCAAATTAATGTGCAAATGACTCTAGAACACACACAGGAAATTGTCATCACAGAAGACATCAAAGTAAATTTGAGGTATCCACGATTGAAAGACCTTAATGAGTTAAATGTTATTGATGGTGGTGATTTTGAACAAGCGATAAATCTGCTCCATACATGTGTTGAAAGTGTTGTTAGTGGAGAGGAGACAATCCATAGAGTTGATATGACAAAGGATGAAATTGTTGAGTTTATAGATTCGTTTAATATAGAACAACTAGAAAATATGATGAAATTCTTTGAAACGATGCCAAAATTACGACATGTTATTGATGTTACTAATCCGACGACAAAGGTAAAGGGTGAAGTATTGTTGGAGGGACTTGAGAGTTTTTTAGAATAGCGCTGTCTCATGACTCTGTGGAGAATTATTATAAACAAAATTTTGCAATGATACAGCATCACAATTGGAGTTTGACTGAATTGGAGAATATGGTGCCGTGGGAGAGAGAAATATATTCTGGTTTATTGCTAAGACATTTAGAGAGTGAGAAATCAGAGCACGAAAAACAACAGAGACAAAATAGGAGATAGTCAAATGGGCGAAGAAGAAATCAAAGCATCAGGTCATCATCCAGCAGATACGAATGGTGATGGTAAAGTTAGTCCTATTGAAGAAGAGATGTATCTAGAGTTTAAACGCAAAGAACTTGAAGATGCTGATGCAATGCGTGATGCACAGCGCACTATGGCATGGTACTCACTTGGCGGTATGTTAGTGTATCCCATTATCGTAGTCCTTGCAACAGTTTTCAATATGGATCAAGCAGCAAAGATTCTTGGTGATATGGCAGGAGTATACTTCATTGCGGTTGCTGGTATTGTCGCAGCGTTCTTTGGCGCACAAGCACTTAGCAAACCTAAGAAATAAGGAATAAGTCATGGCGGATATGAAAACTATTGCTGATCTGTTAGTTTTAAACAATAAAAAATTGGATCAACTTACTAAGGATAATGAAAAGAGTGACTCTGTTACTTCTATAATAGCACATTCATTACCTGAAATATTGAGTGATCAACAGATTGCGGGGCGACAAGAAAAATTTGATAAAAGAGAAGGGGTAACTGAAGTTGATGAGTTTGTAGTAACAAATACTGATGCAGTAAATAAACTGGGCAGTGAATATTTGTCGAAACTTATCCCTCAAATCAAAACGTCCGCTGCTGCTTCGACAAAATCGATAAACAGCGCCTTTTTACAGTTCAACAATCGCACGGCCGCCAGCGCAATCCTTGCTCAACGCGGATATTCTAAAAGTCTGACGGTATTCGGCAACGCGCTGACCGTGGACGATATTGATAAACGTAAATTAGAGAAGGAAGAATTTGAAAAAAATATTTCTGAAAGGAAGAACGAACTTGAGAAACTTGGTATAATTGCAACAGACAATCTAGGATTTAATAAACTACAATATGAATCTGATAAAGCGGAACTTAGATTTAGATTGAAAACCGCAGAAAGTCCTGCCAAGAAAAAAGAAATAAAAGAAGACCTACGGAAACTTAATAAAGACCAAGGCAGCCGTCTACAGAAGATAGGTGCTGGAATTGGTAACTTGGTTGAGAGTGGCAAGAAAGGTGCAAAATTAGGAATAAAGGCGTTTTTCACTACTATTGGACTTGGTGCATTAATGATTGCTCTTGGTACATTTTTTCAAAGCAAAACTTTCAAGCTGCTTACTGACAGTCTCCAAGGACTTATACAAGTGTTCACTGGTAGGGATAAAGACGGAAATCCAATAAGTCTCTTTCGGCGAATTACCGGAATCTTTACAGACGGCGGACCTCTTGGAATTGCCATTGCGGGCGTTCTTGCGCTTTTCACGGTGGCCACCGTAGGAAAAATGTTTGCACCTTTATCCTTGCTCTCAATAGGATTGCGCAAAGCTTTTGGCGCGATCTTCCCCTCGGCGGCGGCAAAAGCGGCAAAAGCAGCAAAAGTGGCCGCCGCAAAAGCGGCACAGACTGCTGCCAAGACTGC